AAATTTGCAAGGTCAGCCGGGATATTAATATCGACAAGAGCGCCATCGTATTCAATTCCTTCGACCTTCAAATCTTCCGTATGAGGAGGGACAGAGGGTTCCCCAGGCGCTACATCATCTTTGATTTTAATCTCATCAGAAGGGGTATCCTCGTTCGTCCGAGAGGGTGTATCAGTTGATACCTCTGCCGGAGTTTCTGTTTGTACTGTCTCTTCTTTTACTTCTGGTGTTTCAATAGGTTCGGTCATCATTATCCTCCCTGTTGCATTGCTTGATTAATAACATCAGGACCAGCCTTCTCAGCAGCACCAGCCATAGCTTGAGCTGCAATCTGTTCCTGCTGTGCTTGAGCTTGAGCTTGCTGCTTAGCTTGCCATTCTTCATCCGTCATTATCCATGGTAACTTCATACTTAGGCCAGCAGCTACTTCTCTGGCATAAACATCCCATTTAGTCCTGGCTTGAACAGGCTCAGGCCAAGTCTGAGGTAGTTGCATCATCTCAGTGAACTGTTTAATCTTATCCAGATCACCTATCTTACCAAAAGCAGCAAGTCCTGTCACTATCTGAGGAATTACTTGCTCTTCTGAGAGTGGAAAGTCAACTGCTTTAAGGTACCTATAAGCTAAAGGTGACTGCATAGTCTGAGCTAAGAGAGTATAGACACCACCAAGAGAGGTTTCTAATTCTTGAGCGTCTATCCTTAACTCGACTGTGGTTACACGTTCAGCATCCCTTCTTACAGCAGAATTAATTAAGAAAGCCTGTCCTATTCTTCTCTTATATTCATTCAATACTTCATTGACAGGGGTAAAGTCAGCATATTTTTCAAGTTGTAGAACTCCTACATCCTCTACATTACCGTATATCCATTCACCTGTAGGGGCAGTTGCTACTTCGTCAATATCTATTATACTTCCTTGTCTTAGAAAGTATTTAACATCAGCCATAAGAGCCATACCTTTAGCGATAGCTTCTGATAAGAACGCTATAACAAAGAAATCACCTGCATAATCCTCTACTAAACCTCTACCATAATCTTCTCCATTAGTATGGTTCCACATAAGAGGCAACCAAGGTAAGTCTTGCTCTGGTAGTTCTTGCCAGGGCTTAATCTGAACACCTAAAGCTGATTGTGTAACACCAAACTTCTCCTTTTCGATGCGATAGATCCAAGTATATAAAGAAACTTCTTCATCCTTTTTACAAAATGACTCACCTTTAATACTTTTTAGTTGATCTTGTATCTCATTAGAGAGTCCAGAGAAAGCTTTTCTTTCATGGATTACAAGCTCTACTAACTTACCAGAAGTATCTCTTCTCATGCAGTACCTATCAAGTTTAATAGCTTGCAAATTACCCTCATTAGGTAGGTACATTAATACATTACCAGATATTAGTAGGTTCTTAGCAGCATCTACATAAGCTACTCTGGCTGCTATCTTATTCTGATAAGTCTCGCATCTCTTCTCAGCCTCTACTAATAATTCTGACAATTCCGTTGGGTCATATCCTGAGCCTTCAAGTTTAGCCCGTACTTCTTGTTCAAACTCTAACTTAAAGAACGATCTTTGAACAGGGAATAAGGTAGTAGTTATTTTGTTTGCAAGATGATTAACAGCTTGAGCGCCTATCCCCTGGAACCCATGCTGATTTGCACCTCCACCTCTGTCTCTGTTATCGTTATCAGGTAAGATATAAGGTAACGTGAATTTGCTGTACTCTCTTGCGCTATCCAGGTACTGGTTCCTGGTAGATTGAAGGGCAGTATACCGCCCTTCGAGATCAACAGCAGACCCTACGCCCTGCTTAACCTTCCTTAACAGGGTTTCAGGCATATTAGACGCTTAGCCCGGAACCAGTGCTACCAGTAGATGCACCTCCCGAGGGTTTAATCAAAGCCCTTTTACCCTGAGTTTTAAGATCACCTGGCTGCTCTTCTTCACCACCAAGTACAATATCTTCTGCTTCTGTGTCAACTGTTCTTTCCGGTCTTTGTGCCGGAGTCTTTGCTTTCGGTGCAGACATACCCATTCTTTAATCTCCTTTACAGTTTTAAATTAAAATTATAGCCACCTACTTTAAAACCAAGTGACTTATACATTGATACGGCTGGCTTATCATTGTCTATTCCAGAGTGTGCCCCGCAATGGATACTCTTACATCCACTAACTTCACACCACTTAATGAAAGATTGAATAAGATTCTTACCAATGGATTTATTTCTGGCTTTTTTAGTGACATACATAAACATCTCTTGACCAATAGGATCATTAGACCATACTTGTCCTGTAATGCAACCCCAGAAGAAGCCAACAATCTCTCTTGTTTCGTCATCATGAGCAATGAATATATTATGACTCCTATCTGTTATAGCAAGCATAATATATCTCATGGTTTTCTTTTCATCAAAGTCTAACCCATTCCAGCGGCCAGCTTCATTAATATAATCTTTAGCAATCGTCATCAGTTTAGGTAGGTCTAAATCAATAGCTACCCTTATTGTATATGGCATTAATTTTCCCCCTCAGTTCAGAAAGTATAACATTCTTTATCATATCACGATAGTCTGACTTATGATTTACAGGTACAGGACTTAGAATATCCATCAAAAGACGATAGACATCAGGTGTTATAACTGCATTAATATTCTTCTGACCAGTATTCTGACTCTTCATCAGCTTGCTCATTAATTTTCTCCTTTACTTCATCTGCGTATGTATAAATCTCTATAATATCACTTACACTAAGACCTGCAAGTTTAGCCTTTTCAAATAGCTGTGGACTAATGAACCCTTCATCAATATCGGAACGAGTATTAATACGAGAACAAAAGATATCACTTATCACTTCAAGTTTATTCATACATCAGCCTCCGTTTTATCATACCTAAGCTCACCTACCTTTGGGAGTCTAAGCTTACCCTTACTGGATTCTTGTAAGGCATACACTGTAAAGATTTTACCTAAAGGGCTTGGTAATAAGTCATGATCATTGAATAAAGTATTTACCCTATGAGCTTCAAGCATCTCTTTAGCATCATAGTGTGACCAGCCTTTACCAAGCATGGCTTTAATCTCTTTCCCATTTCTCCATTTAAAGATTAGGTTAGCTACCTTACCTGAATATTTACCAGTGCCTTCCTCTACTCCAATACATTCAAGATCATATGAGATATCTTTAACTATCTTCATACTCCTGAACCCTTTATGTCCAGCTTCCCACCCACAATTACAAGCTTTAAATACAGCTCCCTCCTCTCCATCTGCTATGCGTCTCTCAGCATAACTTATCATATCTTCTTCTGTCAGGAGTAAATCAGAAACAACTATATCATGGTCTGAACTAAACTCAATAGGCTTTAAGTTTTTGATCAACTGACCATACCTTACTTCTGCTTTTACAAAAGAGTAACCATCAATAAAAGCCTGTAGTGTAACATAGTCATGAAACATTAAGTAAGAATTAAGGCAATGTTCATGCTGTTCAAAGGTTAGCATCTTAACCCTATTCGGATTAAAAATTCCAGATAGCTCTTCGAGAGAGCAGTTATCACAACATAGCTCAGCCATGTAAACTCCAGGTACAAGCTGCTTATCTCTGTCTTTATGCAGAAGGCTGTTCAATAGATAGTCAGTGCATGAGAACTGCTTACCTGTTCTGGTAAAGAAAGCTATGTCATCTACATCTTTGACTACTACATGACAGAACAGTCCATCATATTTAGGCTGTGCCATGTAAACGTCATTAAACTTCTTACTCTCTGGTACTTCCTCTAAGTGCTTTACCAACTGTGTTACTTTATCTACCTTACGATGTTCGGAGTCAAGTCCAAGGAATTCAAAAATATTCATATTAGTTATCTCCTTTAAGTTGTCTAACAGTGTTAGACTAATAGTGGTTTATCGTACCTTTGGCTTTAATCTGCCTGATACGTTCCTTACAAACATGGATAATCTTTTCATAATCGAGTATCCTTGATTCTTCTTGGGTTAGGTTAGGGTCTGACTTACACCTCAAGGTACGCTTAATTATGTCAGCATCCCAAGGGTTAAGCTTATACTCTTCCCATATATCCCAAGGTTGAATCTTATAATTAGAGTAGTTAGAACTACCTACATTATAATTTCTAACATCTTCCTTATTCAATACTGGTCCCTTATTCATTAAGTCTCCTTATATTAAATTTCCATTGACAAGATACAGGGTCGAAGTATACACCAACTACCTTATACTTCTTCCCTGCATAAAGCTGGAAATACTTAGTTGCCAGCTCCTTAAACATCATAGGCCACATACTCCGCCGGAGCACTTCTCTTCTGTCTCATCAAAGACTGTACCAGTTCTGTTCTTAGCTTCATAGTAGGGAACAGCAGTTAGTGGCTGTCCACCCCTTGAGCCATCAGGATAGCAAGTAAGACCTCTTAGTTTAGGTGCATATTCAAGAACTATTTTACTGAATTCATCAGGTGTGAAAGTCTGCTCTTCAAATGCAGGTAAGTTAAGTGTACTTGAGATAGCCATATCAACATATTCCTGAACCTCAGCCTGGAATTTAATACGTCGTTCCGGGTCTTTAGCTAAAGAACTGGAGGTCTCAATACTATCAGGGTCAAGACCATATTCATCAATCAACCGCTGAGCTGTAGCATCTATGACATATTCATAATTCCATTTCGTACCATCAGTTAAGTATCTTCTCTTATAAGCAACAGCAAAGAGAGGTTCGATACCTGTAGTAGTGCTGGCCAGGATACCAATGGTTCCAGTTGGTGCAATAGCTCTATACTTCTTTGGTCTATTGATACCTATATGATCAGATACCTGATTAGCACCAGCTTCATTAGCTAACTTCCATGTGTATAGCCATTCATGTAGCTCATCATTCATTTCATAACGATGACCTTTCTTTAACAGCCATTCATGAAGACCCATCAAACCAAGACCTATCTTTCTATTCTTCTCTCTGGTTTCAACTACTCCATCATAAGGCAGATCAGCTCTGTACCCACCACATACTAAGAACTTAGATGCAAGGTAGGTTACTCTTGCAAGTTCTACACGACTATTAATATTACCAAAGTTAACAGAGCCAAGATTACAGACATCACTGTCATCCTCAGAGGTAAATTCAGTACACGCATTACGAAGAGTATCTTTACTATTCTCACCTAAATTAATAGACATCCCAGGTTCAGCAGTCTTTAGCATCTGATGGATATTATTCATCCAGATATCTTTAGCTCTGTAGTGTAGCGGATGTTCTTTATCTTTTATGGCATCAAAGAATTCATCATCATAGTTGACAGAGATATTAGTCATATCTAAATCAGCAGGGAAGTTGAAGTCAGCAGCCTTCAAAGCTTTGACTTCTTCTGACCAGTTCTTTGCATGGATAAAATCCATAGCATCATCATGCTTCCAGTTCAATGAAGCATACATAGCAGACCTACGAGAGCCACCTTGCATTACATTACGTCCTACCTCATTCAAGACTTTCATAAGAGGTATAGGCCCTGATGCAATACCTCCTGTCCTACCGAGAGAGGAGCCAGCAGGACGGAACAAACTATAGTCTACTCCAATACCACCACCTGACATTAAGCAGGACATAGCATTGTGTGTAAGTCTGCACCACTCTTCCCTTGTATCCTCTGTAGCACCTAAGCAAAAGCAGTTGTTATAGAAGTTTGCTTTCTGCCCTGCATAGTATAAGTACCTACCAGCAGGTATAAACTTCATTTCGTATATGATCTCAACCAACTCAAGATATTCATCTAATGGTAACAGACCAGCACACACTTCCTCTACAAGTTTCTCTGTATTCTCTCTCCAAGTCATACCGTTACTGTACTTTGCATTGAAAACATTCTCAGCAAAAGAGGTAGCAAAAGGAGCAAATGGTTTAATGGTAATCAAATAGACCCCCTTATTTCATTATAGTATCCACAAGAATTCAACTCAGCGCAACCACCACGATACACACAATCAGGTACAAGATTGTAACGCAAAGCTCTATCTACTTTATATAATTCAGCTATTATAAGTTTCATAACCTTTCTTGTCTCTTTATGAGAGTTATGACACAATCTCTTTCTTGCCATATTGATAAGGGCTTGTGCATTAACAATCATACCATGGTTAGTAGGTGTCCATCTATTACTATCTTCCTTACCACCTCTATCTTCTCTTTGTGTTTTTACAAAGTGAAGACAACCAACGCTGTGTCTTACAAAATGTGTACTCACAAAGGTAGGTATCCCCATCATAGTAATCTTAAATAACTGTGTCCTAATAGGTGAATGTTCACATAGATACATCTTAGACAGGTTAGCATTAGATTCTGAATCTATGGTCATACTACAAGCCCAACGCATAAGGCTTTCATCCGTTATCTTCTCAACTAATACTTCCATAATTAAGCATGCTCCTTAATATATTGATCCAAGAGAGAAGCAGGGTCTACCTGGTTCTTACTCTTAACAATTTTACCATCCTTCTTTTCAGCAGATTTGAGTTCATTATTATTGACAACAACAATCTGTGCAAGTTCAATAAGTTCATCAAAGGATTGTTTAGTATCATTCATCTCAAGTAAGATCGACTCCATTTCAGAGATCATATCCATTGCCCAATCAATCAGTCGGTTATAGTTCTCAACTTCAATACTAAACATGGTAGTAGTAGGAGCGGGACGACAAGCGAACTTAGCTTTAGTGCCATCAAGTACAAATAGAAAATCAGCAAACTCAGCAAGCTTATGAGCCAAGGTGTCAGCCATATAGAATTCTTTCAACTCCTCATGAAGCATTCTAATCTCCAATGCAGGATCAAATTTATCAAGCAGACCTCTTTCTTTATTCCATTTAATTGTTCTTTCTTTTAGCATAAACTTTTCTCCTCTTCTTATTATAGGCTGCTCTCTTCTCAGCAGCAGTCTTATGATTATAATAAATCCATCCAGTCTGTGGGGTAGCATGTATCTGCCAGAAAGTAATAAGCCTCTCTAAACAACTTATTACTTGTTCTATAGTTTTAGCTTTACCCCATCTGGTTAAAAGATTATTTACTGAACCTTCCACCTTGTTGCATCCTCTACACATAGCAGCACGGACGTAGCCTGTGTTGTGGTCATGATCTATCACTACATTAATTGGTTTAATTCTTGTCAAATCTCTACCACAAATAGGACATACTCCATTCTGTTTGGCGATTAGCATACTTCTTATCTTTGGAATTTCAGTTCGTTTCATCTTTACCATAACTCTTTCCTCTTCCTCTTTACCCATGCCTCGGCATCCTCCTTATTGTCAAATGTAGTTTCGATCTGCTTACCCCTTGGTAGTCTAACCCTTGCACGGTAATACTTTCCACGTTTTCTTACACCAGTGCAACCTCTGTTCTGTCCCTGCTTGGATGGATCAGAGGGCCTTAAATTGCTTATCCAGTTATGAGTCTTAACTCTATCAAAGTGATCAATACTATATTCAGGTAGTTCACCATGGTATAAGAGGTATACAATCTGATGACCTTTAATCATTTTTCTTTTACCACCTATACTCCCACAAGAACACTGGATATATCCATAAGAATCAGTACCTACCATCTCTTTACCTGTCTTCTTATTAGTAATAGTACCGGTTTCAAAATCAACATCAAATCGTTTAGTTATGTTGGGAATGAACTCGCTCCCTCTTTTGGTATATTCCACAACTCTCCTTTCTCAGTCTGCATCCAAGCTAATCTCCCCTGCTCTAATAATCTTTCCTTTGCGATGTTAGGTTTAGAGTAGTGTTCAAGGTATGCAACTGATGTTTGATATATTAAATCTTTTTCACAATCACAATCTTCTAAGAATGTAAAAGCTTTCTTAGGTCCATAACCTGGTATGCCACAATAGTTATCAACAGAATCACCAGTGATAAGTTGAGAGTAAAAGAACTTTAAACCAGCACCACTAAGTTTGTCTAACACGTTAGACTTTTTCTTCCCTACCTTAACACGTTTGAATTTACCTGTCCCCTTATTAACACCACGTACATAACAGTCTTGTTCAATAAGACCACTACCGTCTATCTTATTCCAAATATAATCTTGTTCCCATTTGTTCTTATTGCACTTTAAGTTATCATAGTTCTTAGTTGTTATATTAGACTGATAGTTAACCATAGCTATAAGACTCCTGGGATCAACAGGATTACCTTTAAAGAGTGGCCAGTATTCATAGTCAATAACTTCTGTCTCTTTATAATGAGGAGTAAGATATCCAATAGGATCAATCCATTCCTTCTCTTTCGCATCGGGTGGCATATGCGTACCAGGTATAATCTTTAAGTCTTTATCCTTTGAGATAATAACAAAGTCACTGAACCTCTTATGTTCTTCTGTCCATAATATATCTTTACCATGTTCAGCAGCAAACAACTTGTGTCTCTTCCATGCCTCTATTGATATCTCATCATCAGCTTCACAACAATCAGATAACTTAGCGTTATGATCTGATATAAGATATGCTTTAAGCTCAGAAAAGAATGGTGGTTTCTCTGTCTTCCTCTGTCCTTTATATACCTTAACAGTTCCAACCTCATTACGAAAGTTATTAGCACTATCTGTTAGGTACAGTAAAGCAGAATCACAAGATGCAGCATTAAGCCAAGAGGATAGAAGATAGTTTAGGTGCTCTATCTTATGTTGCCACACCTTACTTGAGTAGGGTTTCTTATCTCTCTTGAATCTAAGATACTCTTCTTCTGTACTGGTATAACCAACAATGTAAGGTAGAGCGTCAGCATCCACAAGGCCAACCAACTCACCATCATCAGGCCATACTTTGATCTCATAACTTAATCCTCCTTTAAGATCATCTTCATTACATCCATAATCAAAACTGATATCAACCTCCTTTCACTTTGCATAAGGAAAAAACCCCGAACCAGTTAGACTGGAACGGGGTAATACGGTAGCGAAAATCCCTTATAGGGTAAGCTGTTAGAACTTAGAAGTCTTCATCAGCAGGAGCAGTTGCTTCAAAAGCCAGAAAGTCTTTAATGACATTTACTTTATTCTTTGTCATACGACCTGTCGGATCAAGTTCTCGGGCAGCGATATAGGCATCAGCACGGGCTTCAAAGTCAGCTTCCTGCTCAATCATAATAGCAGCAGTTTCAGCTTCTGACTTATTATCAAACAGTGTTACTTTACCATCAATCTCAATTGCAAATTTACCAAATACTTCCTGAACATTACTCATAATTATATCCTCCTATGTTTAAGTTATGGAGATAGGTAAATACCTACCTCCTTTTAATTGTCTTTACTATTTCTGTATCAATACTGGTCTCTAATTATTTAGAAACTAAAGCTAAAACTCTTCATCATCTTTAAGGTTCGTCTCTTTTTCTACTGGTTTTTCAGCCGTTTTATCTTTACTGGTATTGTCACCCTCGCTGTCTGTCTTTGCCTTTCGTTTGGCAAATTCTGGATTCTCAGCACGGATTTCGTTAATGATCTCTTCTGCCTTAGAGCCTGAATAATTCTCTCCCTCCATCAGAATCATATTCACCTCTCTGATAGGATTCAATTCCAGGATAGCATCCTTTGTAATCTTATCAAAAGGTACATGACCAACACCTTCAACCTGTAATGGTTCCATCATCTTAGCAAACTTAGAAGGTAGACCAGATATACCACCAAAGTTTACATACTTGGGAGTGCCATCATCATTCTTAACTTTGCTTCCAACACAATTGATGGTACAGGCAGCACCAATCAAATCATCAAAACCTTTTGCCTCTCCTTTAGGATCAAGAGCCTTAATGAATTTAGTCATGAAAGCTCTGTCACCTTTCTTCAAGGGAAAGGGTTTGCTGATAGTTAAAGGAGTGACACCATCTTCCTCAAAGTCATCATCCTCTTTGAGTTCAAAGATAGCTACTACCTCTGGGAAAGGTTTCTTCTTCTCATTGTTAAAGGTTTCTCTAAAGAGACCGCAATGAATAATTGATCTAAGTCTTGCTGAGTGTTCTCCCAGCTCGGGATTCTTAAAGGTAATTCCTGGTTCTTTAATCTCTTCCTTTGTTCCATAATCAAAATCTGACATACTACTCTCCTCCTGTAATCTTGTTAAGAATTCTTCCTGCTGTGTAGGCACGTTTGATGTCTTTACGATTCAAAGCTCTCTGTTTAGTCAACGCTTCTATCTCTGTCTTCCAGGCTTTAATTCTTAGTTCAATCTTTTTATTCTCCTCCTGTTTATAAAAGATAAAATTATTAACACCATCTTTGACATTTGAAAACTCTTCAACAATATCACTAAACTCTACTTTATCAAACTCCATATATCCTCCTGTTTATTAATATTACTTATCAATACTGGTCTTTAACTTAGAGTCTAACAGTGTTAGACTACTTCAAAATAGTCGTGTCTCTTTCTATCATAGTACAACGAAGGGCTTTTCTTTTAGTTAACCTAAGTACACCAAAACCTCCTACCTTACGAAATATGATATGCTTATATGTTACCCTAATTATCAGGTAATGACCTAAGCTTCTACCGTTTGGTAGTATGATATCAGTAAATGTTGTACCTGCTACCCAGGTAGGTTTACCTTTAATCTTATTTCTTATAGAGATAAGTATAGCTGCCAAAAGATCCATAAGAAATGGAGCGATGCAAGGTATTACTACCATTGTAATTAAAGCTGATACTGTTACGTTCATGATTACCTCCCTATTGCTTCAAAGATTGTAGCTATAAAAATACATACGATAGGTACAACAACATTCAAAGCTATGATAGCTAATACCATAGCTCCTATAATAGTACATACTAATTCCATAGTTCCTCCTTTAATGTGTGTCAGCCCATGACTCACCGATCATATACTCACCAGCAGTCGGACATCTTA